ATATTGAACAACTATATCATTCACATCAAGCTAACTTTATATCATTTATTTTAAAAGGAGTTTATATAGAAGATGTAATAAAAGAAGATGTTACATCTCGCAGATATCACAAATGGTTTAATTATCTTACTTATGATTGTCATCATAAAGTAGTTTGTGATGAACCTTGTTATACACTAATGTTTATGGGTAGAAAAAAATCAAACACTACTGTAAAATTAAGAGGTAAAAAATATGGATACAATAAATTTTTTAAACTTAATGATGAGGAAAAAATATGATTTTTTTGCATAGAGTAATTGTTGAAGATAGTGAGGCAACATGGAAAATATATTGGTTTAATCCTGGCATACTATCTCATAGAAGATACATAAAAAAAATACAAGAGGAAATATATAAAGTTTTCCCTAATGAAACTTATAGTTGGGCAGACCCTGCTCACCAATGTTTTGGTTATCATCTAAAAGATAATATTATTGTTACTAATGTTTGTGGTTCTAATGATGATAACTTACATGTGAATAAAAGATATGTAGAGCTTAAAGACCAGAATGAAATATATTACAATAAAGATTTTGTCTGTTTTTATTATGATTTAGATAATGCAAAAAAATGGAGTGAGGTGTATTATAAGAGAGATGATAATCCAGAAGTAATAACTAAAACGAAATTAGATGAGGGATTAAATATAGAGTGGATATCAGAATATTATAATGATGAGTTTGAAAAGACAGGTCAAAATTTATTCATAACTGGCAAGTGCGAAGATATCTATAAATGGATTGATAAACAAAATGTTGATATACCCAAACCATTTAAAAATCCTATTGGAATGGATATGGATGATAGACCAATAGTTGACAACATCAATACTGAAAATGCTATTAAGTGTGAGTATGATACTGAGGGTAATTTAGTTAAACTAAAATTCTTTGGTTGTGTTCTAAGAACTAAGATGAAAGTAAAAGGTGAGTTTTCTCACTTAGAGTTAAGTTCTGGTTATATAAGTAGTATAAATAATAGTGAACAAACAGAAATCGTTGAAACTAATTATGATGATTATGGGAATCGTATTCCATCTACAATCATAAAAAGAATTGATGATTATATTTTCTTTCCTAAAGCAAGGGAGAACGGTGAGTATGAAAGAGTTATACTTAAAGATATGTAAAAAACTTAAAATAGGTTTTGGGCCTAATCATGTTGTCGCCAACAATGGTGTAACAGCATTATCTCGTTGGGGATTTTGGTCACCCTTCTTTACTGTTCTTGTATCTCGTGTGCATCCTATTGACCACGATAAAATGTTTAACAATACAAGAATAGATGCCAGAGTAATTTACCACAGTCATGAAACAAACTTTTTATCACTTATAGTTAAAGGTAAGTATACCGAAGAAAGAAATGTTGATGGTAAGATTGTAGTCAAAGAACGAAAGTGGTTTAATTATGTGAAGCGTGATACCTTCCATAGAATTAAATGTGATGATTATGCTTGGAGTGTTCAAGCAGGATTTACTAGAGACGAAAAAGTCAAAGTAAAAATTAATAATAAAATATATCCACATAGAAGATTGTTTACTATGGGTGGTAGGAGTGATGGAACTTTAGGATGATAAAAGTATTAAATGATTTAGATAGTACTGATGTGAAAAATTATTGGAAAGTAACAGGAACAAATGATGAAACTTTCCCTTATCTACTCATTGACAAATGGTACAACCCAGAAGAACTAGATGGAATCTGGAAAGAACTAGATTTCTATCAGTCTTGTCCTGACCACCATCAAGTAAGAACAGAAGACAAAGAAACACCTGTTTCTAGAGAGCCAGGCGGTTTATCAAGAGCAGCTGCATTTAGATTTCATCTTTGGGATGTATACTCTCAAAATAATAAAGGGTATCACTACTCACACATTTTAAGATGTAGATATAAACAAAGGTCACCAGAGTTTCACGACTTAATAAAAAAACATTTACCTATACACTATTTAAGTTTTGCTGGTACGAATACAGATGGTACAATGGTATCTTATTACGAAGATGGTGACTACTATAAACCACATATTGATAGTATGATGTTTACTTGTTTGATATGGGTTTACAGAGAACCAAAACAATTTAAAGGTGGGGAGTTTAATCTACCACAAGCAAATGTTACAATACCCATGAAGAATAATCGTATGATATTATTTCCTAGTTATTATACACATTCAGTAAGTCCTGTTAAAATGGATGGTGAAAAAAATCAAGGTTTGGGTAGACATACTATAACACATTTTTATAATTGGGAAGGTAGTGCATGAACAAACAAATAAAAGTATATGATAATGTTTTTGATTTACAGATGTTAAATTATCTGGATAACTATATTCAAGAGTTGCCGTATTATCCACATTCATCTAGTACCCCAGATAAAAATAATTTTTTTGCAACAGATAATATCTTTGGTGAACATAATATTATTAATTTTATATCAGATGTTATAACCACATATAATGATAAACAATTATTTCAAGAAACACCTAGTGTAACTAGAGCATATGCAAATGCACACAACTATGGAAAACACAATGGTGGTCGTTGGCACACAGACGAAGGCGATAATGGGAATGGTTGGTGTAATGCAACTATGTTAATTTATTTACAAGATTGGCATGAAAAGTGGTTAGGTGGAACAATGTTTAAAGATGGTGATGAAGTGCATACAATACCTTACATTAGAAATCGTATGGTTGTATTTCCTGCTAACATTCCACACAAAGCAGAACATCATTTAAATAAAGATTTTATGAGATTTACTTTAGCATTTAAAATGTCAGGAAAACTTAATGTTTAATTTAATAGGAAAAACAATATTAGTTACAGGTGCGACAAGTGGTATCGGTAATGCGATTGCAAATAAATTAAAAGAAAGTGGTGGGAATGTTATTGGTGTTTCTAGAGTAGAAGAAGACAAACATAAGTTTGATGGTAAGTGTATTGTTATAGAACTAACTAATGAAGAACAAATAAAAGAGGAACTTGCAAAAATAGAAAAACCAGATATATTAATTAACTGTGCTGGTCTAGGTATTGATGAAAAAGAAATTACAGAAACAACTTCTGAGGAATGGGATTTAATGATGGATTGTAATTTAAAATCTATGTATATACTTACAAGAGAACTTGCACCTCACATGAAAGAAAATAAATATGGTGTGATTATAAACATGTCATCAATTTTTCATAAAGGGGAATATGGTCAATGTTTATATTCAACTTGTAAATCAGCAGTTTTAGGTTTTACTAATTCACTTGCAAAAGAGCTTGGACAATATAATATAAGAGTACATGCAGTAGCGCCTGGATATACAAGAACTGCTATGACACAAAGATGGATAGACAAAGGTGTTGAACCAGACATTATAGAAATGACACCATTAAGAAAAGCAGGAATGCCAGACGACATTGCAAACTTAGTAAATTTTTTATGTTCAGACGAATCAGATTTTATGACAGGACATACAACTTACATTGATGGTGGTTTAGGATTATGAATTTACATTATCAATACTATTGGTTTAAAGAAGTAATCCCACACGATATATGTGATAAGATTATTCAGATGGGTAATAAAAGAATAGAACAAGTTAAAAAAAATGGTAATGATGCTTCTGGAACAACTAGTGGTGGTAGTGAAAAGAAAGAAGATGAAAGAATTAGTGCAAAAGAATTAACACCAAAACAACAATTAGAAACTAATGATGAATATTATGCTAGAGATTGTGAAGTTTCATGGTTTAATGACCAATGGATATATGATATGGTATGGCCATATCTTCTAGAAGCAAATAAAGAATCTGGTTGGAATTGGGATATTGAATGGGCAGAAGGTTTTCAGTTTACAAAATATACTAAAGATGGATTATATAATTGGCACAATGATGGTGGGTCAGACCATCATGGAAAATATCTAAAAGACAATAAAGATTTACCAAACCCATGTACAGATGACCCAACTTTTGANGGTAGAGTTAGAAAGATTAGTATGACAATGAANTTAACTGACCCTAAAGAATATGATGGTGGTAAGTTAAANTTTGATTTAAGTAANACACATGATTCTGGAATAGATATCATGGAAATAGAAGAGATAAATAGAAAGGGTTCTATTGTGTTTTTTCCTTCTTTTATGTCGCACACAATAACCCCAATCACTCGTGGCACACGATACTCGTTAGTGTTATGGGTACTAGGACAGCCTTGGAGATAATTATGGCAATTAGAAAGCAAGAAAATGAAATATATAATAAAAATGGTTTTGTCGTTCTTGACAAATTTATTGAATATGAAACAAGTTTAATTTTGTTTCATCATGTAATGATGTCAGCAAGAAGAGCAAAATATGTTCAAGTGAATGAACCAGATTTATATGATGATGAAAAACAACACTATGGTCACTTCGATAAATGTGGTTGTTTAAGTAAACCTGTTTGGAATAAGTATGCTGATGGTGTGATAGAAACTGTATTAAGTTTAGCAACACCTATGATTGAAGAAGTCGTTGGTAAAAAACTTATGCCAACATATAGTTGGTCAAGACTATACGAACATGAAACCTCAATGGATAGACACATTGATAAAAGTGAATGTGATGTAAGTGCAACTTTAACTTTAGGTTATGAGTTACACAACATGGATGACAAAGACAAAGAAAATTATTGTTGGCCCATATTCTTTGGTGATATAAGTGGAAGAAAGGGAACTGAGGGAACACCAATACAATTGTTGCCAGGGCAAATGTGTGTGTATCAAGGAACTAAAATAGAACATTGGAGAGAACCTTTTAGAGGTGTACATCATGCACAACTATTTTTACATTGGGTAGAAAAGAAAGAAGAAAACGAACACTTGTATATTCATAGTAGACCTTTATTAGGATTGAATTCCGACTTTACAAAATGATAACAAATGATATTTGCTACACACCATTAGATGTATCTAACGCACCAGACTATTCTATTGATGATGTAAAAACATGGATAACTGAAAATACAGAAACTCTACAAAAATGTGTAGATGATTTATGTAAGAGAGGTTTATCTGGACAAAAAGATGTTGACAAATATCCTTGGCGATTAGTGTTTGCGTATTGGAATGAATATGGTGGTTGGTTAAATGATTTTGATAAAAGGTTTCCAGAGTTATCAAAGTATATGCACGAAGCATTTAATCTAAAAGAAGATGAATTAGAATCTATACTTTTATTACCTATGAATAATGATATTACAGGATATGGATTTTGGCACAATGATGGTGATAGAGCAGGTTATAGAATGTATTTAAATAATGATGTAGGTTCTTTGTTTCTTAGAAAAACTAAAAAACCTTATGATAGTAATCATTGGGTAAAAATAAAAGAATGTGATGACACATGGAATGATAATGAGTTAGAAAAAACTGAACATGAATGTAAACTACTATCATCAAATCAATGTTTCTATCTTAATAATTATCGTTCTGCACATGCAACTTATGTAGAAGAACAACCAAAAGATTTGCCAAGAATAGCTGTAATTATAAATCCAAAAGAATATCTTGTTGATAATAGTTTAGTTATTAAATCAGCAAAAAAATATAAAGACTATGCGATAATGTATTATGAATAAAATGATGTTTAAGAAAAAAGAAAAACAGTTAATGCAGTTTATACAGAACTTCAAGATTAACATAACCGAAGATGATATGTTTAATCTATTGAAGATTAAAAGAAGATGGCCTGCTTTACACCCAACTGCGAATCAACCTACTGTTGAAGTTATTTCAATGTATGGACAAAAACACAATTACATTAATGATACAACAGGGTATCTTGATTTTAATGTAATGAAATCTTTTTACGATAAAGGATATACCATATTGATGGCCGATGTTTTAGATTTAACAGAAGAATTAAGAGAACTAGAAAAAGAATTAATTGCAAGAACAGGACTAGGTAACATTAGAGGTAATATATATTTTGGAAATGGTAAGCCTGGCATACACCCTAGTTTTGATTTACACTCACATGGTTATAATGTGATACAAAAACAAATTTATGGAACAAACTATTGGACTGTAGATGACCAACAGTATGAAATACACGAACAAGAAATTATTATGATACCAGCACAAGCTTGGCATGAAGTTTATAAGTCAGATGGAAAAAGACTTTCACTAACTATTAATCTCGGTTATGGCGACTAAAGTATTCGACAATTTTCTAGATGACAAATATCTAGATGAACTTAATGATTATAACATCTGGCAGTTAGTTGCAAAACAAGATATGAAATGGGTTGACATTCATAGTGAACCTACGAATCTATTTGAAAGAATAATCAAAAAAGAGTATTGTAAAATATCACCATTGTATAATACATTTAAAGGATATGAATATTGGAGAGTTACTTTAAATTCATTTTCTAATCCTGTGTTAGCTTTACATCAAGACCTAGATGAAATTTTAGAAGAAAGGGATGGAACAAAAAAACCTGCTAGTCTGAGTACAGTTTTTTATGGTTACCCACATCATGTGAAAGGTGGTAACTTACAAATACAAGAAAATGAAATACAAGAATACGAACCAAAGTATAATAGATTAATTTGTTTTGATTCAAACTTACATCATCAAGTTCTGCCAGTAACTTTGGGGGTGAGAGTTGCACTTTCTGTTAACTTTTGGACTGAAAAACCGATTGGGTATCAAAACAACAATTTTAGGACAAAAAAAAGAGGGGTTACCCCCTCTAATCAATTCTAAGGTATCTAGAAGGGTCAATAACAAGTTTTATTACTTTCCTTAGTGAATGTATCAACTACCTTGTAAAAACTTGTGTATGACCTTTCTATGACCTCTTTTATTGTGAATATCCTGCTATAGAATTCATTTCTTCAGCAATCTTTAATTCACCTTCTGATGCTTCTTCATTATCCCATTTTGCTAATTGTTTTTCCATATACCTATGAAAAAGTGGTGGAATCAATGCTAATGCGAATAATGTGAAGTAACCATTACCACAATTTGGAGCACCTACTTCATCTAATTCCCAGAAGTGAGTTTCACCTCTATCGTGATGGTCAGCCTGTCTTCCAATTTCTATGAAGAACCAACTTGTAAACATTGTAGAATTATCCCACGAATGTCTGTAGTCAATTGGTGAACCTGTTTCTCTAATTAGACCATAATGTTCTAAGTAGTTTAATGCTTCTAATTCGAAGTTAGAGATTAACCATAGTAATCCCATACATGCTATTCCTAACCATGCACCAGCAAACCAGAATAATGCGATTGTTGGTAATGACATTGCATAACCTCTAATCCATCTGTTTTGCCATGTTAAGAATGGTACACCCAATCTTTTTAATCTTTGTTTTTCCATTGTGTATAGGAATTTACTTTGACCAAAATATGATTTAGGTAAATGTGCATATAAACTTCTTCCTCTTGGAGCTGTTGCTGGGTCGTTTTCACAACCTAACTCTAAGTGGTGATTGTATACATGTGCATAACAGAAATGTGATGAACCAGATAGTGCCATCATCCAACGAGCAATGATAAAACTAAATCCTTTAGTATGTGCAAGTTCGTGTCCATAGATAATTCCTATTCCAGCGAATATACCAGATGACAAAACTGCACCTAATAGTTCAACACCTGCCATACCATTGTATATCTGATAGGCAAGAGCACATTGTAGTGCGATAAATACAGGCAACATCAAATACATTGTTACATTCATTAATGTTGGATTGGCGTTTGTTTCACCTTCATCATCAAATCCAGCACCCATAGTTTGTTTGGTATATAAAGTATCAATGATGATACCAAAACCTAACAAGAATACCCCTGTCCAAACCCAAGGCCCACCTGCTATTACACCAAATAAAGCTGCTACTATTAATAGTGGTGCAATAAAGTATCGGGCATTTATTGCTAATTTCTTAAACATAAGTAAAGCCTCCTTTTAGTTAGTTAACTTATTTTAAATTACTGATATTATTTATCAATATGTAACTACTATAACATACCATAACAGGCATAGTCAATCTGTACATATCTTGTACAAATAAACCTATACAAGCAATATGACTGTACATAACTCTTATAAATAACTGCATGACCACATATTTATCTAAAAACGAATTATCATACGACATAGACTTTGGTACAGATGACGATTGTCTAGAAGTTGCCCATCTTTTTGACGAAGCATCTGAGGGTCTAGTCAAATACTACCATGATGACATATTTAATATATCTGGTGATTTACCAATACCAAGCACTGGCATCACCGAGTTTTCAAAATTCATGTCAACATCTGAAACTCAAAGAGTATATAATGATAATGTAGATTTATATAGTAGTGATGCATCATATTATGATAGAAATGATGGTTATTTATATAAAATTACAAATTCCGTCAAAGCAACTCACAAAGATAAAGTTGTTGGAGCTGCTATTTGTTTACCACACAACAATGTTCAACTTACAGACTACATGAAAAATCACTTTAATGATGAAAAGAAAGCACACATACAAGTTTATTTTGATAATAAAGTTGCAGACGCTTGGTTCATAGAACAATTCATTGTTAAAGCACCATTTACTCGTCAAGGTATGGGAACACAAATAATAAATAAAGTTAAAATACACGCCTATAATAATAGTTATAGTAAAGTAAGTATATTCTGTTACGATAAAAATACAGGTTCAAAAACATTTTTAGAAAGTCAAGGATTTAGTGTAACCAAAACTATTGATGTTAGTTCACATCCTTTCTTCCAAAGTATCTCTGTTGATAACCTTCATCAAATGGTTTGTTCATTATAATACATATTACCAGCAATACAAATTCTATTACCACCTGTTAGGTTTTCTGGAACTTCATGTTTCAACCAAGATGGGAAAAATATTAACTCACCTTCTTTTGGTTGTATTTCTAAATCACTATCAGTAAATATTAAAGGTGGATTATTTTCTGGTAATTCTAAATGATAAACAAAAGTAAATACGCCAGGCCAATGATTGTGTGGTGTTGCAAGTCCAGATGGTTCTGAAACTATACCCCACAACTCACTTACAAAAAATTCACCTTTAATTTCTTTTTTAAAATGTTTCTTAGTATATCTTTGTGCAATAACTGAAAGCATTCCAACAAAGTCCTCAAAGTCATTACCATAGCTTTTGTAAAGTAACCAATTGGTCATACCATATTTTTTAAATGCATTTTCTTTATCTTGCATTTCTGATTCAATTAAAGGTTCTATATTATTGACACAGATTTTTTTTAAGTTTTCTTCTACACCAATATTATATCTTTCTACAATGTATTTGTTTTTGCCGTAGTTCATTCGTGCTCCAATGGTACATTACAACAACCTTGTCTTATCTCAACATCAAATCTACCCTCTACTGTAAGTCTAGTATTTTCTAACCAACTAGGATAAAAAATTAAACCACCTTTTTCGCAAGGAATTATTTTTTCATTTACATGAAAATTAAATTTATTATTATCACAGTATACCCATGAAATTAAGTATGGAAAATTAATAGGTAATTGATATCCATCTTTCTTGTTTACTACAATTGTATTATCTTCTATAATAACAGGCATGGTAATTTTAGTATAAGATTGAACATATGTATTTGTTCCTCTTACAAACATCTGTTGCGAGAATGTTCTTGCAGAGTTTTTAAAATTAGTTTCAAAGTCTTCTTTAACTATTGTATATACAAAAGGATATACTTCGTTTATCTCTACTTCTACAGAAAGCTTAATATCACTTTCTTCTATTGGATTAAATTCTATTTCAGACATATTGATTTCACCACCGATATAACTTGTTCATAATTTTGACACCATGCTAAAGCATGAGAATCAATCTCTTTTAATGGATGTATAAGTTTTTCTGGATGTATCACAATGTATGGTTTATTGTTTGCATATAAACAACCTGCTTCAAAAGCAACATTCCATTGACGATAAAAATCTAATTCACCACCTATTCCAAAAGTAACAACTGCAAAATCACACTCTTTAATTAAAGATTGTATTCTAGTTTGATTGATTTTAGCAGACTTAACACCTCTAAAAAAATACTTTTTATCATTTTCACCATAATGCATAGGTGGTTCTGGTGTAGGTTCTTCACAAATAGGGTCAAGGATATCACCAACAGCATCAGATTCCTCGTGATTACAGTTAGGAGAGGTTAATTCAATAGGTAGTTGCTCAGCTTTTACCATAGACGATAGTAATTTTCGCCAGTTCGTATGAATCTCACCACTACAATATACATTCCAAGTTTTCATATTCATCTCAAATTTAATTAATATACATAATAACAGCACTCAACATGTTCTGTCAAGTCTTATTTCTTAATATTTAGGTAGATATTTCTTATAAATACTAGTAAAACAGGAACAGAATATGGCGATACCATCAAGTAAATCAACATTCAAATCATATTGTCTTAGAAATCTAGGGTTTGGTGTCATTGATATCAATGTATCAGATGACCAAGCAGATGATAGAATAGATGAGGCACTACAATATTTTGCTCAATACCACTATGATGGTATAGAAAAAATGTATCTAAAGTATAAAATTACTCAAACTGATATAGATAGAGCTCGTGCAAATGCTACAACAACATCTGCTGATTCAGTAGATAGTTCTATAACTGCAAGTTTTTCAGAAGGAAATAATTTTATCCCTATGCCTTCTGCTGTAATTTCAGTATCAAATATTTTTAGTTTTGCAAATGCACAATCAAATAGTATGTTTGACATTCGTTATCAATTAAGACTAAATGACTTGTATGATTTTTCATCTACATCAATTATACAATATCAAATGACTATGCAACAATTAGATTTATTAGAACATGTATTAGTAGGAGAAGTACCGATTCGTTATAATCAACATCAAAATAGATTGTATTTAGATATGGATTGGGAACAAATGACAGTAGATGAATTTATAATTATAGAATGTTATCGTAAAGTAGACCCAGCAACATACACAGATATCTTTGACGATATTTATTTAAAAAGATATGCAACAGCATTAATTAAAAGACAATGGGGTGCAAACCTCTCTAAATTTAACGGTGTAGCAACATTAGGTGGGGTATCAATGAATGGTGAACAAATCTACTCTCAAGCAATAGAAGAAATACAGAGACTAGAAGAACAAATTCAATTATCTTTCGAAACACCTATAGACTACATGATAGGATAAAGTTATGGCAGTCAATAAGGCGTTCCATACAAATAATAGTACTTCTATTCAAACAGAAAAAAATCTGTATAGTGATTTAGTAAAAGAAGCAATACAAATTTTTGGACATGATGTTTATTACATAGACAGAACTACTGTTGCCATTGATAATGTTTTAGGTGAAGATTCACTTAGTAAATTTACCACACAAGTTCCTATTGAAATGTATGTTGAAAATGCTGAAGGTGGATACGAGGGTGAAAAAGAATTGATGAGTCAGTTCGGATTAGAAAACAGAAATGAATTAACCTTAGTAGTACACAAAGAAAGATTTCAAGATTTAACAAAACAAATACAAATAGAAAGTGGAACAGATGATACAGGTGGTGCTATAGTATTGGAGTCTGGTACAATTGACCAATCAGAAAATTTTTCTCAATTAGAAACTATAACTTCTGGTAGTGATTTTTATTTACTTACAGAAACAGATGCAGTAAGTTCAGATAGACCTTATGAAGGTGATTTAGTTTATCATCCTATATTAGGTAAGATATTTGAAGTATCTTTTGTAGACCATGATGAACCATTTCATCAATTAGATAATAATCCAATATACAAATTAAATTGCAAATCATTCGAGTATTCATCTGAGGCTCTTGATACAGGTATCTCAACTATTGATGGTATAGAAGATGATGTAAGTAGAAACACTAGAGATTACGAATTTACATTAGAACAATCAACTGCTCAGAATGAAAACATAAATATACAACATGCAAGAAGTAATTTTGGTTTACTGTTAGAAGAAACTGATGGTGACAATATAATCGGTGAAGATGACGAAACATCTGTAGGTACAAGTATACTGTTAGAGAATGATGCTGATTCAGGTGATGATGCATACCTATTAACAGAAGACTATATAGTAGGGGATTATGTGCAAGACAAAACTGCACAAAATGAATTATTTGACCAATTAGATAACAATGTTTTAGATTTCTCAGAATCTAATCCATTTGGAGACGCTGGAGTAAGTGCATAATGTTAGGAAATAGACAATTTTATCACGAGACAGTTAGAAATATTATTGTGGGGTTTGGTACTCTATTCAATGATATTCATATTGTTCGTAAAGACAATAATGGTTCAATAACACAATCTATGAAAGTGCCTTTAGCATATGGGCCGAAGCAAAAATGGTTGGCAAGACTTGACCAAGATGCTGGACTAGATAGTAAAGTTGCCATCACATTACCAAGACTAGGTTTTGAAATACAAAATCTAACATACGACCCAGCAAGAAAATTAAATCGTGTACAAAAATTTAAAAAAGTAAAATCAAGTGCAAGTAATTCTAACAAATTAGATACACAATTTATGCCTGTTCCTTATAATTTAAACATTCAATTATATGCAATGGCAAAACAATCAGATGATGCATTACAAATGGTAGAACAAATACTTCCATACTTCCAACCAGATTATACTTTAACAATTAATGATATGCCTGAAATGGGTGTTGCAAGAGATATACCTATTGTATTAAATAGTATTAACTACGAAGATAGTTATCGTGGTGATTATGCAGAAAGAAGAGCAATCATGTATACTTTAGATTTTACTACTAAGTTTTATCTATACGGACCTGTTACATCTAGTAAAATTATCAAGACTGTACAGGTTGACCAATATACAGACTTACCAAGTGCAGCTCCAAAAAGAGAACAAAGATATACTGCAACACCTAATCCAACATCAGCAGATGCAGATGACGATTTTGGATTTAACGAAACAACATCTTTCTATCAAGATGCAAAAAATTATGATGAAGAATCTGGCGAAGATAAACTGAATCAGGACTAAAATATTATGAGTAATAAAACTAAAGATATCCTAGATGAAATTCTAGATATCGAAGAAACAACAGCAGAACTTGTTGAAGCTAAACCAAGTACTCTTACAATTAAAAGAGATAAAACTCTTGATGATGTTGAT